GTTAAAATGGACAAAAGCTGCTGCTGCTAACCCGACTGCAGCTAATATTCCACCCATCGCTAATGAAGCTCCAATAGATGCGGTTGATACAATACCCATTTGAATAGCCATACTGGATAATGCGGGGATGGCTTTTCCAATTCCAGTGGTCAATTTACCTACAACCATCAGAGTTGGACCCAAAGCTGCAGCAAATAAGGCGATGTCAGTTGCGGTTTGCACAATTGTGGGATCAAGATTGCTAAGCCAATCTACAACACCAGCAATAGCTCCTACTAATTTATCCATAACATCACTTAGCGTTGTTATAACAGGATGTAAGGATCCACCTTCCTCAAATAATTCACCAAACTTTGTGATAACAGGACCCAACGCTCTGCTTGCACTATCCAGCGCCTCCACCAGCCCTGCTCCTATTACACCCTTAACATTCTCCATTGAAGTTTTGATACGCTGACCAGCAGTCCCAAATTCATCGCTCATTGCAGCAGTGTTTTCTTTCAGCTTCTCCATCACCACAATGGATACAGCCGTCTGTTGTTCTGCTTTCGATAGTTGCTCGGTGGACTTGCCGATTTCTCTACCATAGGCTTCATACGCTTCGGTCAAGGATACCTGTATGCCCAAGTTGTCCAAGATAAGCGGACTCAACCTACCAACACCACGAACTAACGAGTCCAAAAGGTAATTCATGTCCGTGCCAGTTGCAGCGGATACTTTACCAAGATACTCGAACGCTTGCGGTAACTGAAGGGCAAATTGTTCATTCACCAGACTGGCTGCAAGGTTGAATGACTTCATCAGGTCGGTGTTACTGATCAACCCTTGAGAGGACTTCTGCATCGCAGCTAATACTGCATCCCCCATTTCGCCTGCTGATGCAGTAATATCATTAAAAGCATTCCTAACTTGTATAGCTGATTGCGCTTGATTACCAAAGGAAAGTAACGCTGCTGAAGCGCCAAGAACTGGAGTTGTAACGCCGAGTGATATTTTCTTACCAAGATCAGACATCGTTTTACCAGCTTGTTCGACACCCTTGAACGACTTCTCTAACTGAGCCAACGATGACTTAGCCTTATCCACCCCAGAAGTTAGACCTGAGGTGTCCATTCCCAGCCTGACAAATAAATCAGCTATCGTTGACATTTACTATTTCCTTACCGCCAAATAAGGCATTAATCTGACGAATCTGTGCAAGCTGTTCCTCTATGATATCCGTCTTATCCCACTTTGGCATTACCTCACGAGGCTCAATGGGTTCTGGATGCTTATCTTGATCCCTGTAGATATTTAGCAATGTTGAAACAGTCATAGCGTGCCCATACATATCCACATCTGTGCCAAACGGCTCCATCTGATAATACATCATCCACTCAGTTAGCTCCCTGCTCGATATCCTGTGCAGGAGCTCGGATACCGTCATTCCTAAGTGCAGGGCAAGCCGAAAGTAGAACTTCCGATTGCCCTGCTTTAGTTTTTTGTCAACTGCTCCGCTTCCTCTTGTGTGAGTCCGCTTAACTTTAGAGCTACATTGAATACCCGCTGTAGGGCAAGTGCCGATTTCTTAGAAAGCGCTGCTACATCCTTTTCGGTAAAGATCGGATTGCCGTTTTCATCACTGACCGAAAGGCAAACAATCTTGGCTCGGAAATTCTCCATGTTCGCCTCACGATTGCCCCTCTTTCCAGTAAACATCGAAGCCTCAAGCCAATCCCGTTGTGCTCCAGTCAAACCCCTTACAAGCACCTCACCGCCCCATTCAGGAACTTTTACAACTTCCGATGGTAAGTCATTGCACTCTAAAATTTGTTCACGTGTAAGCATATTTCTCCTTATGGAAGCGTCACGGCGCCCGTGGGTTTGAATGTTACCGAAGCGGTCAAAGCGCCTTCTACCGGCGCGGTTGGGTTGAATGCGGTCACAAACCCGTTGAATGAAATATGGGATACCGGTGTGGTTGGGAAAACAATGTTCCAAACGCCATTGACTCGATTCACCAAATCGTAAATCAAACCACCAGATGCATTCTTGTGGGTCGCTGCGTTTGGGTCATACACGATGTCAATCGTCACCGTTCCAGAACGCAAGATTGTCGCAACATGCTCTTCCCAACCTGCGCCGTCATGCTCCGTGACATCAACTGTATCAAGGGATAGACTTGGTCCCGATATGTTGGTAACCTGCGCTACCTCAGTGCCGGGATAAGCGCCCTTAGTCAGGGCTGTTCCAAAAGCTGAATACTTTGCCATATTTATCTCCTACGGACTATAAGTTGAATTCAAAGTCGGCTCACCAGTCGGCTTGAGTGTTACTGACGCAGTAAGCGCACCGTCTACAGGTGCAGTTGGCGTGAAGCCTGTAACAAAAGCGTCAAAGACATAAGACGTGTAAGCAGGGTCTGGGAATTGCAACTCAAATTCCACCGCCGCCTTACCAACAAGGGTAGCAAGCACCCCAACATGGTCTGCTAACCCCGGGTCATAAATGATGTCAAGCGTTAGCGTGCCAGTCCTCAAAATTGTGGCAGCGTGCTCTTCCCATGCAAGCGTCTGGTCATGCGTAGTTACATCAGTCGTATCAAGCGATAGGCTCGGCCCTGAAATGTTTGTAACTTGCGCTATCTCATCACCTGCAAGCAAGAGTGCTGCTCCGTATGCGCTAAATTTACTCATCGTTACTCCTCTGTGTGACTAATTCGATAGTCAACCGTTACTCTATAATAATCCATATCTGGTTCATCAACGTGCTGCTCTAAAGCGGGCAACACTGATTGAACATCCACTCCACTCATTGTACCACGATAGCCCTGCAGCGCTTCCCTTAGAGCATCCGTTATCGCAAGCGCATTCGCATAAGTCTTGCTATAAATATCGAACTGAATTCTAACTGACGTAAGGGTGGTTTCTCCGAGATCATGGGTGAGCACTTTTGCAGTGCTGACACGCTGGTAAGTGATAAAGGGAAATTGAACCTGCGTCTGGGCGTGAAAAGCATACAGCCTTTTATCGATCAGTGATTTCAAACCACTATCAGCAATCAAATATGCAACCAACGCCTTTTCTATTCTCATTTCAACTCGCCCGATACTACTTTTCCAATTGCGTTCACTATGTCATCTTTATGCTCATCAAAAGCAGGACGCAAATAAGGGCGTGCTGGAATAACAGATCCCATTGCAAACACATCATTGCCGTCTTTGTCTACCCAGTGAAGCACCTTAGCCCGTTTTGGTAATATAGTTGCCCCGAACTCGTGCACAGCATTGTATATCACACCCCTCGACCCTACCATAACAGAATTTGGTGTTATATCATAAACCCCAATGGAACCAATCAAGTTACCAGTATCATGCAATCCCTGATTTTCAGCATTAATCTTTGCCTGCGCAACTGCCACTTCACCACCAGCCACCAAAGCCTTAGCTCCACTCTGACCAGCAACTTTGAGCTTTTCAAGCATGGCGTTTACTTCTCTCATGTCCCATTCCACTTTTACTGTTGCCATTAATGCCTCACCATCCGAGCACCAAATCGCTTTGCACTTACGCCTACCCGAATAGGAGTAGTAATCTCATACTCTAAACTTACTGTTTCACCTCTAAATGATGTAATAAGAAAGTGGTCTTTCTCATCTATCTCGAAATCAACAGGAACTCGAATCGTTACCTCATAGGTCGTAGTAGTATATTCAGCTTTGTTCTCACGACCTTCATGGGTTTCTATACCACAATAGGTAAAATTGTCTTCTTTCGTCCATGTTTCAAGGTCATCTCCCACGCTATCAATGCTAACAGACCAAACCATGCGATAGCCTTTATCTGCCATGTGCCATTCATGCGCATATTGCATTTTCAACTTCTCCGATTCAGTCCATATCTGAGGCGTCATTTCAAATCATTCTCATAATCATCAATATCGTCTTTGTAAAATATGTCCTCCCATCCATTTGGACCTAAATGTTCCAATGGACGCTGTTTTACTTGCAAAGATTGAGCCTTAGACCGACTCTTGTAGTATCCAGCTTGTTTCAGATACATTTGCAATTTTTGCGAACGATGGAATGATCCACCATCTGCACTAAAATCAAATTCATCAGCAACCGAGGACGCTTTTTCCATCCATATTTCAGATGCAACCTTATAAATATCATAAGTGGGGATCCAAGCATCATCATCAGGCAAATGTCCATCTTCATCGATAAGAGCAGACTTTTCAATCCGGGAAGTCAATTCAAGATCAGTGTAGGTAGCAACTGTAGGCTCAGCAATACATCGACGTAATTGACAAATATCATCAGGCGTAACTGTCATATCTCGCTCCTGTTATCCGGACGGAATTTACTCCGTCCGGATAATTACAAGCCTGATAATCTTAGATAACAGGATAAGGCTGAAGCACACTAAATGGATAGCGTGTAGCCTCTGTCTCATTCATCCGATTAATCGGATTAGGAACTTGCCAGCCCCAACGCATGTAGCAGCGCAAAGCGACCATATCTTGCTGAGCCAAGTTGTAGATGATAGTGCCAGTATCAGGGTCTTGAATTACAGCTTGGTCGAGCACCTTGTAGGTCAAGTCAGTTCGGAACGCATACACCAACTTACTCCAATCACCGCAAATCATCAGAGATTCGGCTTCATTGAAAGCACCGTTCAATGGGAAGTAAGTAGGCACACCATCAATGGTGTATGGGGCAGTACCCGGCGCCATACCGGTCATAGCAGGGCGGAACAAGGGCAGTCCGCTGGAAGTATCACGCAAGCCGCGCAAGCGACCACGCATGGTAATACCTGCGACAAAGCCATTTGGCATGTAGCCATCCATTTCAACGTGGCTGATAAGACCGGGAGTGGAAGTAGCATTATCGTACCCCATGATGTCATCATAGAGGTCTCCGATAGCGCCCAACTGCAGCGTGTTACCGGCTGCAATAGCAGCAGCTACCACGTCGGTCGGCCATGTAGCAGGCGCACTTGTGCCATGCAATACTGCAGCATCAATCAGCGCACCAAAGGCTTCACCGATGTATGGCTTGATTTCGCCCCAAATGTCATAGTCAGCATCTTCAAGGGTGCTGATGGCAATCGGAACGATGGTGGCGATTTCTTCCGCATAGATGTACTTATTCTTCCACTCAGCAGTAGTGGTCTGCTTGAAACCAACCGCATTACTGCCAGAAGGAGAGTCAGTTACATCGCCCGGAGTACCATCAACAAAGTACGCCATGGGCAAAGCGGAAAGGATAGGAAGCCGACGCTGACCTCGGCTCATGTTTGGCAATCGGCGTGCGAGTTGCATGACTACCGAACTATTTACTGCCGCCTTGAAAATTTCTTGTGAAGCATCCTCAGGAATAAG